TGGGCTGACGATCACCTGCCCCAGCTGCGGGATGAAGCTCGCCTGGGCACCCGCGCCTGGGGCGACACATCCGCTCCCTGCCCGCTGCCCGCGCCAGAAAGCGGGCTGCCGCGCTTCGTTTCTTATCTTGCCCGCACCCCTCGCGCCCGGGCGGGAGGTTCGCGTGACGCGCTGCCATACGTGCGTCTCCACTGGCTACGTCTTCGATCCTGGGGCGGGTGAACCGAACAACGGGTACCCGTGCCCCGACTGTCACGGCGCTGGTCGTCGCTACCGATGCTGAAGGACCATGATGCCTGAGCCCGCCGACCTCCCGCCTGGGAGTCAGACCGTGTTTCGCTTGCCGCGCGCTTATTGGCACTGTCAGGCGGACAACTTCGACTGGGGCCTGGTGCGCCCTGCTTCCCTCTCCGAGCATTACAGCGCCTTCCTCGCTGCGGCGCAGGCAGGAGGCGCGCCGCACCTGATCCTCACAGGCGAGCCGGGCATAGGCAAGACGCACCTCGGCGTCGCTGCGTACCGCCAGCTGGTGCGCGAAGTGGGGACGGAGCGAGCCACGTGGATCAACGTGCCCGACTTCTGCCGGCGCGTGAAGGACGGCTACGACAAAGGCGCGCAGGACCCGTTCACGGACTACCTCGCTGCGCAGCGCTTGGTGGTCCTCGACGACCTGGTGGGGCGCGACCTGTCCCTCCACGAGATGAATCAGATCGTCTACCGCTTGCTGGACAGCGCGTACCAGAACGCGGCGGCCATGCTTGTCACTATGAACCCGCCTGTGTCGGAGCTTGCCGCACGCTTCCAGCCGCATGAAGTCTCCCGGCTGCTGGCAGAGGCGGTCGTGATTCCGCTGCAAGGTAGCGGCGATCGGAGGCGGCCATGAGTCGTAAGGAGCAGGGTGTGAAGGCTGAGGTCATCACGGGCGAGTGCCTGGACGTGATGCGGACGCTCGCGCCGGGGAGCGCGCGGTGCTGCGTGACGAGCCCGCCGTACTGGGGGCTCCGCGACTACGGCGTGGCCGGGCAGCTCGGATTGGAGCCGACGCCCGACGCCTACGTGGCGCGGCTGGTCGAGGTGTTCCGCGAGGTGCGGCGGGTGCTCGCGGACGACGGCACGCTCTGGCTCAACCTCGGGGATTCATACGCGGGGACGGGATACGGAAAGGGAACAGGCCATTTCTCCCAACGCAATGACCCGTCGGCGATGAAGCCAAAATTGCCGATGCCTGTGGGCCTCAAGCCCAAGGATCTCGTCGGCATCCCCTGGCGCGTGGCCTTCGCGCTGCAAGCGGACGGCTGGTATCTGCGAAGTGACATCATCTGGGCGAAGCCCAACCCGATGCCCGAGAGCGTGACCGACAGGCCGACGAAGGCCCACGAGTACGTGTTCCTGCTGAGCAAGGCGGAGCGATACTACTACGACGCGGACGCGATTGCAGAGGAATCGGTAATCGGCGCCGGTGCGGTGCGGAACATCGGCACTCGAACCAAGGGCCAATCCGGTAGCCGGAACGACGGCGATCGTATCGGCGTAGTCAACGACGGCACCCGCAACGCCCGTACGGCCTGGACCATCCCGACGCAGCCGTTCAAGGGCGCCCACTTCGCCACCTTCCCCGAGGAGCTGGCGCGCCGCTGCATCCTCGCGGGCTCGGCCCCCGGCGACACGGTGCTCGACCCCTTCGGCGGATCGGGGACGGTCGGCGCGGTCGCCGTGAAGTGGCAGCGCGGCGCGGTGCTGATAGACCTGAGCGCCGACTACTGCGAACTCGCCCGGCAGAGGATTGAGCAGGCATGGGGGAAAATTGATCCAGGCCGAGGGTTACTGGGGTACCTGGGATGATTACCATCGAGACTGCCGTTGCGATGGCGGTGCGGGACCGCTCCGTGCTCGACCAGTTGGGTGAAGCACTGCGGTCCGACCTCGTGGTGGCCAACCCGTTCCTGCGGCGCCTAGCGGCGTTCGCTGACGACTTCGCTCTCCTGCATCGCAAGGTCCCGGAGAACGGGGACTGGGAGATGTGGCTCGACACCCTCCAGCCGGGCATGGAGCGCGACGGGTCGAAGGAGGCGCTCGGGCGGCTGTTGGCAATGGATCTCAGCGGCTTCACGCCTGAGTTCTTTGCGACCAACGCCCACGCCCAGCTACAGCACGCGGCAGTCCAGACGGCGCGGGCGCGGCTAGCAGCGATGGCGGATGTGCCGCCTGAAGCCTTCGCGACGCTCACGCAGCAGATCGAGCGCATCCGGACGGGTGCGGTGCAAGGCCTCGCGCGTCTCGCGGACGTGGGGGTGTGGGCGGCGCCATCGCATGAGCACGACCGTATCCCAACTGGCTTCCCGGGCCTCGACAAGATGATCGGCGGGTGGGGCAAGGAGCTATGGATCATCTTCGCGGACAGCGGCATGGGCAAGGCGTTGGATGTGGAGACGCCCATTCCGACACCCACAGGGTGGGCGCCGCTGGGGAAATTGAAGCCGGGCGATTGGGTCTTTGATGAGAAAGGTTACCCCACCCAGATATTGGCAGCAACTCGGGTGATGCGTGGTCGTCCTTGTTACGCGGTGGAGTTTGGCGATGGGAACGTAATCGTGGCTGATGCCTGTCATCAATGGGTGACCGCAGCGTACTCCAGTGCCAAGCGAAGAGTGCCACGGGTATGCAGGCTACGAACGACACAGGAACTAAGTGAGTCGCTCTTAGCCTGTCATCGTATTGGGGTAGCAGGGCCGTTGTGCTTGCCCGCGGGTTCGGGTGAGGCGTTACCTATTGATCCTTATGTGCTTGGCGTGTGGTTGGGTGATGGCTGGTCGTGGGGAGCGCAGTTCACGACTGCTGATCCTGAGATTGTGGCGGCGGTGCGGGCGGCGGGTGAAACTGTGAGGAAGTGCGCGACGGGCGGCGTCTACCGATATGCCATTGGAGACGGGCGGGGCGAAGCGCATCGTGGGAAGCGGCTGACCTATGAGACTGCTCAGCGGATCAAAGCAGCTTGCCTTGCAGGGAAGCGGAACATGGAAGTGGCGGCTGCGTTCGGAGTAGGGCGTGGCCTGGTGAGTAGTATCGTGTATGGTAGGACGTGGAACAAAACGAGTGCGCGCCCATCATTCGGTGAGCGGTTGCGGAGTTTGAATCTCATTCAGAACAAGCATATCCCGCCAGGGTATCTGCGCGCTTCTGCTGAGCAGCGCCTTGCTTTATTGCAGGGCTTGATGGATACCGATGGATACATTGGCAAAGATGGAGGATGCTCTTTCTGCACCGTGAAGCCCGCACTTCGCGATGGGGTGCTAGAATTGTGCCGGTCTTTGGGGTTGCAGGTGCATGTGGGGGGGAGGCAACCGAAGCGTGGGAGGTTTGCCTACTACCTCCAATTTCGTGCCCACCGCGATGTCTTACAAGTGTGTCGCCTCAAGCGTAAGGCTGTTCGCTTGCATTCACGGCCGCAAGGCCCACGTTTGCTACAAAGCATGAATCACGCGGTGGTAGCTGTGCGCGCGGTGGAAAGTCGGCCCGTGCGGTGTATCCAGGTTGCGGCGCGCTCCGGGCTGTTCCTTGCCGGCGTGTCGATGGTGCCAACGCATAATAGTATGCTCCTGCAGAACTGCGCCGCCAACCTCGCGCGCGGCGGCAAGCGCGTGCTCCACGTGACGCTGGAGCTAGGCATCCGCCCGCAGATCCAGCGCTACTACCGCCAGTTGGCGCAGGCGTCCCGCGCAGAGTTCGTGCACCAGGCGCCGGCCATGCGGTCGCGGCTGGAGCATTGGTTCCGGCTTGCGCAGGGCGAGATCTTCCTCCTAGAGTCCCCGGCGTACAGTGTAGACCCGGACCAGTTGAAGCGCTCCATTGAGCGCGTCTCGCGGACGATCGGCGACATTGATGTGCTGGTCCTCGACTACCTGGACCTCGTCACGCTGCCCGTGCGCGCACGCGCGGGGCGCGGCTACGAAGACCTGGGCCGCATCACGCACGAGCTTCGCGGCTTCTGCCCGACCTTCGACCTGCTGGTGCTCACCGCGTCGCAGGCAGTACGGCGTCCCGAGCACGCCGACCGTCTCACGGTGCGGGACATGGGCGACAGCTATAACAAGGTGCGCGGCGCGGACGGACTGCTCTCGCTGGTGCAGACGCCTGAGGAGGAGGAGACGCACCAGGGGCGGCTCGGGCTGCTGAAGTCGCGGGACAGCGGCGGACGCAATCAAGAGATCCCAGTCTACATCAACCGGGAGCTTGCGCTCATCCAGGACCTCGACCACCCGAACACCATCGCGCTGATGAAGTCCCTCGGCCACATCCCTGTCGCTGCGACAGCGCCGGGCATGAAGGCCGTGGCCAAGCTGCGCGGCGGGAAAGGTGGGGCGGTGAAGTGATCCAGAAAGTCATGCGCGTGGATCGCTCGCCTGTGAATGCGAAGCGGTGGTGCCTGACGCTGAAGTGCGGCCACGAAGTGTGGGCGTCTGCCACCCGCCGGCCGACTACGAAGCACGCGCCTTGCCATCGGTGCGCGAGACCATGACCGCAACCGAACTCCAGCAGCGCCTGGCGGTGCAAGGCATCGCTTCGTGGGTGCGCCGCGAGGAGGTCGTGGTTGAGACCTGCCGGTTCTGCGGGAACGGCAAAGGCAACCTCGAGCTGAACGCAGACCTCGGGGTGTTTCACTGTTGGTCCTGTAACGCAGGCGGGCGGCTGGATGCGCTGCTCTCGGAGTGGACCGGGGAGTCTGTCTCCATCCCTGTTCAGCAGAGCGAAGGCAAGCGCGGTAAGCGCCAGCCGAGGATGGCCGCCGCTGCGCAAGGAGACTTCGCCTCGGTGCCTGCGTACACCCTCGCGTCTGCTGCGCACTACCTACAGCGGCGGATGGTCTCTCCCGCAGCCGCGGAGCGCTATGGCCTGATGGTGTGCATGGAGCCGAAGCACATGCTCTACGGGCGGCTGGTGACGCCCGTGCACGACTTCTGGACAGGCGTGGTGATCGGCTTCGTAGGACGCACGATGACAACGCAGCGGCCCAAGTACCTGAGCACGTTGCAGGTCCGCTTCGTGGTCGGCTACCGGATGCGGCAGCGCGTGCCGTGCGTCCTCGTGGAGGGTGTGTTCGACGGGATGGCTGTTCACCAGGCGGGCTTCCAAGCGGCTATGCTGCTCGGCACCTCCTCCCCGCAGATCCAGGAGTTCGGCGCCCGCCTGCCTTCCACCACACCATTATACGTGATGCTGGACGGAGAAGCGGCAGCGGAAGCCCAGCGGTTGCGTTGGGTGTTGGAGGCAGTGCGTTGCACGCCCATCCAGGTCCTTGCGTTGCCCGAAGGCTTCGACCCCGCCGAGTTCAGCGGGGAGGTGCTCAAGCGCTTCATCACGCAGCGCACAACGGTGGGAGCGTGCGACTAGCAGTGTGCAGTCAGCAGGTTCGGATCCACTTCGACCAGGAGGACAGAAGGTGAAGATCAAGCGAGACCTGTTGATCCGGCATCTCACCCGGATCATGGCTGGAGGGCAGATCACCGAGGCGGTCTTCGACAAGGCCTTCGCGACCGCGGCAGTCACGCCGGACGCGCTGCTCCTCGTCGTGGCGCCGCCGCTGCCTGGGATGGAGGATCTGCCAGGCGCGGTCGGCCTCGGGGACCTCATGAAGTTCCAGCGGTCGCTCAGCGTGCTGGCCGGCGAAGGGCCGCAGACTGTGGACGTGGAGTTGGCGATCGAAGACCATCGCCTCATCATCGACGAAGGCGAGCGGGGGCGCATCTCGCTCCTCACAGCGGCGCCCAAGACTATCGGCACGCGCATCGAGGCCGAGACGGTCGCCAAGCTGCTCGCCAAGGCGCCCTCGGGGCCGCAGCCGACAGCGAAGCGGGTCCCCAAGAAGGCAGCGCCCGGCATCATCCCGATCACGCAGGCGCTGGTGAAGGGTGTGCGGGAAACCTTCTCTCTCTTCAAGGCGACCGAGATCGAGCTGCACATCGGGCCGAAGGGCGGGAGGATCCGCGTCGGCAACGAGAACTCCGACGTGGTGGACTTCGCGTCGCTCGATCTGAAGGCGGCGGAGGAGTACACCCTCCTCTTCGGGGAGCACGTGGTCGACGTCCTCGGCATCATCTCCGACTTCAGCGAGGCGTACATCCTCCTCGGCGCTGAGAAGGAACCTACCGCGATCATGGACGGCGGGTACAGGTACATCTTCTCGCCGAAGGCGCGGCCGGCGGACGCGAGCTGATGGACAGGCGGCGGAAGCGCGCGGCAGCTACCTGCACCGAAGGGCATGGCGCCCAGTGTGTCGCCGCGCGCACCTCCGCCAAGGCTTGCCGCTGTGCGTGCGGCGGCGTGCGCCACGGCGCCGCACATCGAGACCAAGGCCTCTTCCAGTACCTCGGGAGCAAGAAACGTGACCGACAAAACAAGCGACATTCTTCACGACATCTTGTGGGTCGAGCGGTATCGACCAACAAGCCTCGATGAGCTGGCGCTGGACGAGGAGAACCGCGCGCTGCTCGCCGGGTATCTCGCCGCCGCCGAAGTGCCGCACCTGCTGCTGGTCGGCCCGCCCGGCGTCGGTAAGACCACCATTGCCCGGATCATCTACCGGGCCCTCGACTGCCGGGTCTTGGTGTTGAACGCTAGCTCCGAGCGCGGCATCGACACAGTGCGGGAGAAAATAGGCAACTTCGTCACCGCCGCCTCAGGCGCACGCTGGAACATCGTGTTCCTCGACGAAGCGGACGCGCTGACCGCGGACGCGCAGACGGCCCTGCGCAACCTGATGGAGGCTTACGCGGACCGGTCGCGCTTCATCCTTACCGCCAACAAGGTCCACCGGATCATCGGCCCCATCCAGAGCCGCTGCCAGGTGCTGTCGCTCTCCGCCCCGCCGCTGCTGGAGCGCTTCCGCGTTCTGCTGCACATCCTGAAGGCCGAAGGGGTGACGGCGGACAAGAAGGTGGTGCTCGGCTACGCAGAGCGCTACTCCGACCTGCGGCAGATGCTGATGACCACCATGCGCGCGGTCATGGTGCATCAGGGGACGCTGCCGGCCATCCAGGCATCCGACCAGTTGGGCGACGGTGCGGCTGTCCTCGCGCGGGTGGAGGCGAAGGACTGGACAGCCATCCGCCGGTTCGCGCAGACGGTCGGGTTCGACCCGCAGGAGACTCTGCGGAATCTGTTCTGGGCCGTCCCTGACACGCACCCGAAGGCCGGCTTCCTTCGGCACACCATCGGCCGAGGCGTTCACGAGACGGGCTTCACGCCCGATCCTGTGATCCTGTTCCTCGCGGTGTGCGCTGAGGTCATGGAGGGCCTGTGAGCGCCAAGCCCATACAGTCCGATGCCGCCCAGGGCGGGTTGTTCGACTACCTCGTCAATCCCACCAGCCTCGCGGTCAGCGCAGCCCCGGACACCAGTCACGAGGCAGCGAAGCGCAACGTGCACGCAGCGAAGCAGCGTCTGGCGGTTCTGCAGGCGCTGAAGGACAGCTTCGGCGGGATGACGTGCGACGAGCTTGTCGAGGCGCTTGGTCTCGGGACGAACAGTGTCGGGCCCCGGCTGCATGAACTGGTCGGCAAGAACTTCAAGCTCAACGCCACCGGCTACGTGGCAGAGGCAGTGATGACCGAGCGCCGTCGCCTCACACGGGCTGGTCGATACGCCCACGTCTACATGGCGCGCAATGGCAACGACTGACCTGTTCGACTGGCTCAATGCGCTCTACACCAAGAAGCGGCCCGAGGGCACGCCACCCATCTTCGTGATGCATCGCTTCCTTGCATCGGAGCGCGACCTGGCGCCCGCAGCGCGAGAAATCCAGCTAGTGCACCACGACCCGGCAATGGCCTTCGCTGTGTGGCAGGGCCTGCTCCCGCGCGGCAGCGGCGCGCCGCGACTGTCGTATGCCGCTGCCAAGAAGCCGCCTGCGGCCGAGGCGCTCATCATGCGCATGGTCCAGGTCACAGGCGAGCGGCGGGCGGTGGTCGAGCAGATGTATGACCTGCTGACGCTCGCGGGGCGCGAGGCGGACCTCTACCCGTACTTCGGCCTGGAGGTCTCCGCATCCCGTCCGAGCGAGAGCGTGATCGATGCCGACGGGCAGTTGGTGTGGGCGAAGAAGAAAGGCAGCGGCAAGAAGCCGAAAGCCCCGGCCCCGCCGAAGCCGCCAGGAGGACTCTTTGCCCTCTAGGCTAGAAGCAGTGGCAGCACAGATCCGGGCCGCGCGGGGATTGGTGCGCTCGGGCTTGGCGTCGGGCAACGGCGCGACTATTGAGAGCGCGGTGACCGAGCTGGACCTTGCCTTGAGCATGCTGCACGCAGCAACGGAGCCGCCCGTGGTGCCCGGTGCATTGGACCTAACCCCCGACCAGAAGAAGCGCTTGCGCGCGTTCTTCGACGAGGTGATTCGATGACGGTGCCTGCGGCACCCAAGGTCGCGCTGGTCGAAGTGTTCAAGACGGTGCAAGGCGAAGGCTACCACGCTGGGCGTGCGTCGGTCTTCGTGCGCCTCGCAGGCTGTCCGCTCGCCTGCGCGTTCGCGGATGGGTCAGTGTGCGACACGCCGTACATGGAGGCGCGCTTCAAGCTGACCGTGGAGGAGTTGTTCGAGAAGATCCTCTATGAGTTCTGGGACTGGCGCGGGCAGATGCTCGCCCACCACAAAGGCCACAGCCTCCGGTCGGTGCCGATGCTGGTCGTGACAGGCGGGGAGCCGACCGCGAGCCCGCAGTTCGACGCGCTGGTGGACTATGCGAACGCCTGCGGCTTCTATACCGCGGTGGAGACCAACGGCACGACCTGGAAGCCGCGGCTCCTCGAAGTGGACTGGATCACGTTGAGTCCGAAGGACCACATCCCGCAAGGCTCACCTGCGCCGGGGCACAACCCCCACCCCCAGGTGGCCATGACGCACCGCAAGGTGGAGGCAGAGCTTGGTCGGCGCCGGCTGTGGACTGACGGCCGGGGTGGCGAGTACCGCTACGTGATCGGCAGCCGCAACGCGATGGTGCCTACGTACCATCCAGCGCTGCGGCACTACGTCAGCCCTGCGGCGCTGAGTGACGGGAGCGGGGCGGAGCTAGCGAAGGGCTTCGACGGTTTCGTGCCAGGCGCGCTAGAGCGCTGCTTGGAGATCGTGCAGGCGGACCCGCGCTGGACCCTTAGTGTTCAGGTTCATAAGATGTTGAGGCAGCGTTGACATGGACGAACAGAAGTTGGTCGCAGGGTTCACGCTCATCCTCGAGGGCTTGGGGGTGGATCTCGCCTCGCCGCACTTCGACGGGACGCCCGAGCGCGCGGCGCGGGCGTGGTACCACGAACTGTGCCGCGGCCTCACAGGCCCGCCCCCGAAGATCACGACCTTCCCTGCGCGCACGAGCGAGATGATCCTGCTACGGCACATCCCAATCCGGTCGATGTGCGCGCATCACCTCCTGCCGTTCTCGGGGGCGGCCGACATCGGCTACATCCCCGGAGGGAGGCACCGCATCCTTGGCCTCAGCAAGCTGTCGCGCATAGCGGACTACCATGCGCGGCGGCCGCAGGTACAGGAGGAGTTGACGGCTGACATCGCGGACGCAATCACCGCGCTGGTGTGTGTGGGCGACGAGCGGGGTACGGGTGGAGTGGGCGTTGTGATCCGCGCCTCTCATAGCTGCATGACGCTGCGCGGTGTAGGGCACAGCGGCGAGATGGTGACGAGTGCAGTGCGCGGCGTCTTCAAGGACGACTCTGACGTGCGGAACGAGTTCCTACGGTTGCTGGAGGTACGGGGATGACGGTCATCAAGTTCTTGCCTGCGTTCGCGCGCAGCTTCTGGCGCCATTCGACGTTCAACCGCGGCATCCAACTGCCCTTTGACCCTCGGCGCGCCGGGACGCCGCTCTATCGTCCCGACGTGCTGTTGTCGTACCACTACTGGAGGATGGAGCCGACCCTCGGCGACTGGCGGGACCGTGGCTATGTGTTCGGGGACTCCGGCGGGTTCTCCATCCGCACGTTGGGCGCGTCGAAGCTTGACCCGGTCGCAGTGATGCGCTGGCAAGAGCAGGTGTGTTCGTCGGGCTGCATCCTCGACATGCCGGCCGACGACAAGCAGAAGGGCCGCGTCTGGGACAAGGCCCTGCAGACGACGCTGGCGAACGTCAGTTGCGTGGTGCCGCTCTACGAGGGCTTCCGCAAAGCCGGGACGCCCTTCCGTTGGTGGGGTGTCCTCCACGGCGCCTTTGGGGCAGAGGTGGAGCATTGGCATCGCCAGGTCGCAGACATCTACCCGTTCACGGCGGAAGGCGAAGGGTGGGCCACAGGGCCCGAGCCGCGCAAGGATCCTGCCACGGTTGCCTTGATGCTGCGCTTCCTGCACAGCAAGAAGGTCAAGCGCCTGCACCTGCTCGGCTCCGCCAACCCCGGGACGATGGCGGTGCTGTATGCCTTTGGGCCCGAGGCAGGCTTTGAGTTCATCTCCTACGACGCCGCCAACGCAGTGCACAGCGGGCGGAACCGCTCGATCTACATCCCGACAATGGATGGGATGAGTTGGACCTACCTCAAGGAGAAGTCCCGCGAGGAGGGTGATGTTGCGTGGCTGATGCGGCGGTACATGTGGGACAAGTGTGAATGCGGGTACTGCGCTGAGTTGCGGGCGTGCCAGCCGACCATCGAGGGCGTGCCGGATTTCTTCTGGAGCACGTACTCCATCCTCCATAACTGGCTGCTGCTCTTCGAGACGTTCGAGCGGTACCTGGCAGCCGTCGCGCAGCAAGGCGGCGACGCGCTGCTGCGCACCGTCTTGTCGAAGGCCGACTACCGCGATGCGCTGCGCGCGTACCACGCGGGCGTACTGCCGACGCAAACGCCCTCCGGCAGTGCGTTTGGCCTGTTGGGTGGGGCGGGCGGGCAGCGGTACCTCAAGGAGAAGGAGCCGCCCCCGCCTCCACCGTACGCAGGCCCTAACCTGTTCGACCTCGCTGGCGCTAAGAAGGCGAGGGTGAAGTGAGTCTCTTCGACCTGATCGAAGGCAGCCGCCGCAAAATGCTCAACCCCTCAGGCGGCTGTCACGACTGTCCGCGCCGCAAGGTCGACTTCGTCCCTGCGACGCTGCACAAGACGCCGCTGCTGTGGCTGGGCGAGGCGCCTGGCGAGACGGAGACGAAGACCGGCGAGGGCTTCACAGGGCGCAGCGGCGAACTCCTGCGCAAAGGCGCATCGGAGTGGGCGGGCCTTGAGCCTCCGTACTCCATGTCCAACATCCTGCACTGCCGCCCGCCCAACAACGCCGCGCCGAAGCCGAAAGAGATCGCGTGCTGCCTGTCGCAGTACGGGATGGATGAGATCAAGGACTTCCCGGTCGTGGTGATGTGCGGGAACACACCCCTCCAGGCGCTGTTTCCCGGCGCAAAGGCGGGCCATTTCCGCGGCAACGTCGCGTGGCATCCTGACTTCCCGGGACAGCGCTTCTACAACATCTACCACCCTGCCTTCATCCTCCGGCGGCAGGACCTGAAGGACGAGTTCCGCAAGCAACTGGAGCGGCTTGGCCGCATCGTGCGCGGAGAGCCTGCGCCTGCGTGGAAGGTTTGGCAAGGCGGCAGCACGCTGTTCTGGGCGGTGCTGGAGAAGGCGCTGGCGTCGCCGCTCATCTCGCTCGACATCGAGACGCCGTGCTTGGAGTCCTGGAATCCGCTGGAGCAGATCCGCAGCCTGGCGCTGACGGCCGATGGGAAGGACGTGATCTTCGCGCACCGCGACGAGCCCCACTGGATGAGCGTGCTCGCCAAGGTGCAAGCGTACCTTGAGGACCCAGCGAAGGCGGTGGTAGGTAATCACATCGGCTTCGACCTCGACTGGCTGGAGCATGAACTGGACTTCGCGGTTGCGTGCACGGGCATCCACGACATCGCAGGGCTTTACTACCAAGCGAAGCAGTACAAGATGCCCTCGCTGAAGGAGCTGGTGGCGAACGAACTAGACGGCTATCGCTTCCTCATTCACAACCCAGGCTGGGAGACGGACCTCGCGCTGCTCGCGAACTACAATGCCGAGGACGTGGTGTACCCGCTCCACCTGTTCAAGAAGGGCATGAACGCCGTGAAGCCTAAGACGCGGGACCTGCTGATCCGCGTCATCGGTCCCTCCAACCTGTGCCTCCGGCAGATCACCAGCCGCGGGTTCCACCTGCGCGAGGACTATAGGCAGGTGAAGATCGACGAGTACCGCGAGCGACGTCGGCAGGTGATCGGCACATGGCGGGACGGCGACCCGCACTTCATCCCCGATGAGATGGAGTCCGGGAAAGGCTTGCACCGCTATCTCTTCGAGATTCACAAGCTGCCTGTGGTCGGGCGCACGGAAACCGATGCGCCGTCCACGGACGAGTCGGCCATTCGGCAGTGGATCGCCGCCGGTGCAGCCTACCTTCAGCCGCTGCTTGCGATGCGGGAGATCGACAAGCGGTTGACCACGTACCTCATGGGGTACGACAAGCACCGCGATCCCTTTGACGGGCGCATCCATAGCGACTACACCCAGACGCTGACGGACACAGGGCGCGCATCCTCGCGCAATCCCAACCTACAGAACATCCCGCGGGAGCCGGAGATCCGTGACCTGTTCGGCGTGCCGGATGGCTGGACGCTGATTGAAGCGGACCTCAATCAGATGGAGTTCCGGATCATGGTGTGCCTCGCGAAGGACGAGACAGGCATCAACGGTTACCTGCGGGGCGAGGACGCGCACACCCTGACCGCGCGCAACTTCGCGAAGGACCCCGCGAAGCCGACCAAGGAGGAGCGGTCACGGGCGAAGCCGATCAATTTCTGCGTGCCGATGGATACGGAGATTCTCACCCGGGACGGGTGGAAGACCTACCATACAGTGCAACCCGGCGACGAGACGTTAGGGTTCGTCGGTGGTCGTATGGAATGGACGCGCATTCTTGGTAAGACGCAGCAGAAGGATCAGCCGCTTGTTCGCTTGCATAATAAATGGTGGGAGGCTGTCGCAACGCCAGCACATCGGTGGTATGGTGAGACGTGTCGCGATCACGGGCGGCAAGGCCACCAGTGGCACGAAGGATTCATCAGCACGTCGGAGATAGGACGCTATCGGGATAAGCTCTGGCTCGCTCGGCCGTTGCGGGCGCCCAGTCGTGTGCCACAGATCACGCCTGCTGAGGCAGGGGTGATCGGGTGGCTGTTCACGGATGGCAGCGTAAGGTGGTCGCCCAAGACGCATCGTACGGCGGCTAGGCGCGATGGCCAACGGCGTGGGGTAGTCGCGAGCATCGCGCAGGACCATCGAAAGTTCGCAGCGGAGATTCGTGCGCTGCTGAAAGAAGCAGGACAGCCGTTCAGGGAGGATCGGCCCAAGCAGAATCCCAGTCTGCGGGTGTTTCACCTCAAGGCCACCCCGGCGCGGGATTTGCTACGCCGCGCTGGGTTGGAGGATGGGACCCTTGTAGAGTTCGTGCGGCGGCTAGGACATCAGCAATTGGCGCGGTTTGTCCTCGCGATGCGGCATGCAGAAGGAACGGCGCCGGGGTATCGGCTCCTCGCACAGAATGATGGACCTACGCGAGAGGCTATGGAACTGGCGTTGTTCTTCGCCGGGCATTACGTGATCTCAACGCCAGTGGCCACGGCGGTGCAGGGTGCGCCCTACTTCGCCCTTGGGAAATGGCGCACGCGGCGCGCGGCAACCGTTACCCACTACTCTGTGCGCGCGTCTCGCGCCAATGTTACAGGGCAGCGGCTGCATCAAAGCGCAGCCGGCCAGGCTAATGCGTGGTGTGTGGAAACAGCATGCGGCACGTGGACGATGCGGCAGCGCGGGCGCGTGATGGTCACAGGCAACAGTCTTATCTACGGCGGCGACTGGGCGGTCGTGCAGCGCAGCGCCCGCAACGAGTTCAACCTCAACTGGTCGGAAGCAGAGTGCCGCGGCTTCACGGAGATGTTCTTCAAGACCTACCCGCGGCTCCACACGTTCCACGAGGCGAGCCGGCTCAAGCTGCGCGCGAACCGTGGCTGGTTCGAGAGTGTGCTTGGCCATGTGTTCCACTACGACGGCTGGGATGATCCCGACACAGGCAAGCGCGAGCACATCGAGCGCGCGGCACTGAACAGCGAAGGCCAAGGTCCGTGTGCGCAGATGTGCTTCGCGATCATGGTGAAGGCACGGCGGCTGCTGGACGCGCAGCAGATGCGGACGGTGCGCTTCGTCAACACCGTCCACGACTCGCTGCTGATCGAAGTGCCGCCAGATGTGAACCCCGGCGCGGTCATCGCGATCATGGAGGAGGCGACGGCCTCCGTGTACGACTGGGTGAAGTCGTGGCTTGTCGTGCCCCTTCTCCTGGAGTACAAGAGCGGCACGTCGTGGGGCAGTCTGAAGGACATCAAGCGGTGAGCGCCCCCGTTGCCGCGCGTCTCATCACTGTGAGCTTCAACGCCCCGTGCCTGACGTGCGATGCCCGCGTGCACGCAGGCGAGCAGGCGTGGTGGATCCCCCAGGTGGGGTGCTGGCACGAGGATTGTAAGCCGCCGCGGAACCTCGCGACGTACATCAAAGACCTGCCGCCCGCGCGGTAAGGCGCAGAGGAGCGACTAACTACCATGCCTGTCGAACTAGGAAGTCAGGAGTTCTGGGACCGCCTCACGCAGCATCCGGCCAAGCTCGGGGCCGAGGTCTGCATGGTGGACGTGGTGCACCTCGACCGCACGCTGGAGACCCATCCTGCGCTGCGGGCGTGGGTGAACGCGACCTACGAGGTCGCCCGCATCCAGGTGGAGCGCGCGGAGTGGGAGGTGACCAAAGCGCGGGCCATCAAGCTGCTCGATGTGAAGGCCCAAGAGGATGCGGCGAAGGTCGGTGGTGGGAAGGGCAAGACTGTGGATCTCATGAAGGCCGAAGTGGAGGTGTCCTCGACCGTCCAGGCCGCGATGGAGGCGCTGCTGGACGCGCAGGAGAAGTGTGGGGCGTTGAAGGCAATGGCGAACGCCCTGGAGGACAGGAAAGACATGCTGGTCCAGATCGCGGCAAAGCACCGTAAAGAATACGACGACTACAATCACTAGGAAGAGGCAACGGCACTATGGGTCTCGACCACGAAAAGCTGAAGCGCACGAAGGCAGGGAACCGCGGCGGCGGCGCAGGCTGGAAGGCGAAGGACGGCCCGAACTACGTGCGGATCCTGCCGCCCGGCGCGCAGTTCATCGACAACTGGGAGGCGCTGGAGAACTTCGCCATCCCGTTCAAGATCCACTACTTCAAGATCGAAGGGCGGCCGACCGAGGTGACGCGCTGCCTAGCCGAGATCGGGCTGAAGTGCCCAGCGTGCCAGACGTGGCGGGCGCATCGGAAGTCCGACGACCCGGCGCTGAAGCAGATGGCCGCGGACATCGCGCCGTCGGATCAGTACCTCTTCAACATCCTGGACCTCGAGAACCTCGCTGCGGGCATCCAGGTGTGGGTGTCGAACTGGACGTGCTGGAACGGCATCATGGAGATCGGCGCGAACCCCCGGTGGGGCAACGTGGTCGATCCGTCAGACGGCATCAACTTCCAAGTCACGCTCACGCCCGGTGCGCGGTCGCGGACCGGGTACAATCAGTACGCGGTGCTGCCTGATGGGGCGGAGCGCACCACGGTCATGGAGATCCTGCAGGGCATCGAGAACTGGCAGCAGGTCCTGGACGACCTGGCGACGCACGTGGTGGAGCCGAAGGCGGAGGAGGAGATCCGCGGGCTGCTAGACGAGATGGGCTTCCCGACGCCTGGGGGTGCGCGCGTGCTGAGCGCCCCGCGTGCCGCTGCGCCTGCCCCTGCTGTGCCGCGAGCGCCCGCCCCTGCGGCGCGCACGGCTGCGACGCCCGCAGCCGCCGCCCCGCGCGCGGCAGCGTCTGCCCCTGCTGCTGCCGCGCCTCGCGCGGTTCAGGCGGCTGCTCCGCGTGCGGCGGCTGCTCCGCGTGCGGCGGCTGCTCCGCGTGCGGCGGCTGCTCCGCGTGCGGCGGCTGCTCCGCGTGCGGCGGCGCCGATGGACACGACCGACGACCTGCCGCCCGAGGTCCACTACGATCCCGGCCCGAACTTCGTTCCCACCTACTCCGAAGAGGAGCGGCCGGAGGGAGCGCCGCGCTGCTTCGGCATGTACGATCCCAAGGTCCATCAGTGCGCAGCCTGTCCGGTGCTGACGGACTGCCAGTTCAAGATGCTCGCCATCGAGGAGTAAGGGGTCCACCATGGCACGTAAATCCAATGAGTGGCTCGCGGCGCTCGCAGGGCAGAAGTTGCATGTGCAGTCCGCCCGTGACGCTGCCCAAGTTGTCGGGTGGCTCGACTCAGGTAACTACGCGCTGAACTGGGCCATGTCCGGACGGTTCCTCCGCGGGTACCCGTTGGGCCACTCAGTGGAGTTCTTCGGGGACCCTTCCACCGGCAAGAGCTTCCTCATCGACCGCGCGATCGCAATGGTGCAAGCGGCCGGTGGGGTGGCTCTGTTGGACGACACAGAAGGCGCGCACAACCTCGAGTGGATGGAGCAAGCGCTCGGGGTGGACGTGGACGCGCTGGCGTACAGCCGCAGCCACACCGTCAAGCAGCACCTCGATCTCGCGGTCGGGTTCCTCAACGCCATGGCAACGCTTCAGTCGGCGCGGACGCAGCGCATCGGGCTTCTCGCAGGTGACTCGCTCGCGGCGCTGTCCACCACGCACGAACTGGAGACGCAGCTCGAGAAGCGGGACATGTCTAAGGCGGCCGAGCTGAAGGCCCTGTTCCGCATCATCGGTGGGCAGCTTAGTTCGTTGCCAGTGGCGTACCTCGTCACCAATCACACCGTCGCCAACATCGGCAACATGTTCAACAAGCGCACCACGCCTGGCGGCGGCGGGCCGAAGTTCCATGCGACCATCCGTATCGACCTGCGGAGTCCGAGCAAGCTGAAGGGGAAGAACCCCGGCGAGTACCTTGGCGTGATGTGCCGCGCAGTGGTCGAGAAGAACCGGCTGACGGCGCCGTGGCGCGAAGTGCGTCTCGTCATTCCCTTCAATCAGCCTATCTCCCGCGCATCGGGGTTGATCCCTGTGCTCATCGGCCTTGGGCTCCTCACCGTACATGGACAGTTCTTGCTCCACGGGACGGACAAGGTAGGGCGCGCGTACAAGGCCGACGACAAGAAGCACCTGCTCCAGCAGGAGGACCAGGCCGAAGCGCTGCTCGATCGCGTGCCTGAGTTGTTGGAGGAGGCCGATGTCTACCTCGAGCAGCATCCTGCACTCCTGCCGACCGCGGTCGTCGCGGATGAAGACGCGGATGACGACGATGTTGATCCAGCGGTGGACAGCGACGACTAAGGATGCCTACCGCGCACAGCGGGTTTGAACGGCTGTACTATGTGCCGTGCCCCGGAGAGTGCGGGCGTGAGCGCGTGCGGGTGGATGTGGATTCCCTTGGGCGCGCAGGTGTCCTTTGTCCACAGCATGGTTTTCTGTTCATTCCGCAACGAGCGGCGACTGATCTAGACGAGAACGAGAAGGGTAAAGAGCGCCCAGGCCGCCGCCGGTTGTGCCTGTTCCGGAAGAAGCGGAAGCCGAGGGCGGTCGTGGTCGTGGAAGGAGAAGACGCGGATGCGTAATCGTGGGCTGCTGGTCTGCCAGACGCCGGGGTTGCAGCGCGGAGCGGTTCCCATCGGATATATACGAAGGGCAAACGCTGCCGGCCACGGGATGAGTCGCCGAGGCCTCGGGGGCTCGCATGTCCCAACGCCGCGCCGGACAGGCGTAAGTGACAGGCCCACTTCTCTTGGAGGTAGGTTGTGAGCAAAGCGAAGAGCGCACAGGCGCCCGCAGCGGCGCCGCGCGTGGTGATCATTTCCGATCTGCATGCCCATCCCTGGAGCGCATTCGCGACCGGGGATGGGCTGCGAAACTCGCGGCTGCGGCGCTCGCTGGAGGTCCTCGGCACGTCGCTTCAGTACGCTGCAGATTACAACCTACCGTGGTTGTTCGCTGGCGATCTTGTCCATACGGCGGGTTATGCGCTCAATGTCGTGATGACTGAGGTGGTGCACGTCTTGCGCCGCTTCCCCAACGTGCAGAAGGTGGCGGTGTGGGGCAACCACGACGCCCGCGGTGTGGGTGGGCTCCTCACGTTGGACCAAACTGTGTACCCCGTGATCCAGGCCGCGGTGCCGAACTTCTTTGTCCTGGACCCGTCCCTCGTACAGCCGCCGTTCGGGGCGGATGTGCTCACACTCGAGAACGGGCTTACCGTCGCCGGCGCGGGGTACCAGCCTCACCCGAAGCTCCTCACGCTGGGCTGGGCGTCCGACATTGGTCTCTATCACCAGACTATCCAAGGGGCGGAGACCCCGGGCGGCTACGGACTGCGCGAAGGCCTCCCGCCTGCGGCGCTGCGGGGGCGGCACCGGCTCGCGGTTGTCGGGCATGTGCATCACGCCCAGCAGATCGCCGCGCCTGAAGGCGAGGGCATCCTCATTCCCGGCTCGCCTGAGCACCAGAACTTCGGCGACCAAGGGACGCACGGGTGGTGGGTGGCGACGGTGCCCCAAGGTCGCCCGTCACGCAACCCCACGCTGGAGTTCATGCCCGGAGGCTCGCCTGAGTTCCGTACCGTGGACACGCCCGCAGACGTGGCCGCGGATGGGCACTTCTATCGCGTGCGCTCGATGCCCGCAGGCTCCGTGCTGCCGGCCAATGCTCTGGTCGTGGCGCCGACCCCGACAGCGGTTGCTCAGCGCGATGTACTGCAGGCAGGGGCGCAGGCGGAGCAGGTTCTTCAGACGTGGATGCAAGTCAAGCCGCCGCCCGAAGGAATAGCGGCCGAGGAGTGCATCGCGGTGGGGCGGCGGCTGCTCGCGTCGGCCGACCCCACGCGCCTGCGCAACATGCGGCTGACGCGGTTGCGCTTACAGGACTTCTGCAGTTACCAGGACGAGACGTTGGACGTGGAGCCGGGGACGTGGCTCATCACTGGGAAGGGGCGGGACTACCCTTCCAACGGTGCCGGCAAGACCACGCTCGTGGGGGAGGCGCTGTACTGGGCAATCTTCGGGCGGACGACGAAGGACTTGCCCGCCGAGGAAGTCATTCGGTGGGGCACCTCGGAGTGCACAGTGACGGCGTTGCTGGTCGGAGACGATGGCAGCGAACTGGAAGTGCGGCGCCGGCGCGGGAGCAATGGGCATACGCTGGAAGTGCGGGAGCGCTTGCCGCTCGACGTGGAGCATGCTGCGCCCGAACCTGCGTGGGAGGCGCCGTCCGTCAATGAGATGACGGCCAAGCTACAGCGGCACCTCGGCCTCACGCCTGAGATCTTCCAGAACCTCGCCTACTTCTCGCAGGAGAAGCTGTTGCTGTTCTCCAGTGCCACGGACGGCGAACGGAAGAACGTTCTCGCTGATCTGATGGGGCTCCGCGCGTACCAGGATGCTTCCAGTGCCGCGAACGCGACGGCTGCGACGGCTGCGACGGTTGAAGCACGCGCGGCTGCTCAGTTGGAGGTGCTGGAGTTGGAGCACGAGCGGGCGGAGGCGGAGTGCGCGATTACCGCGGAGGCCGCTGCACGGTGGGAGATTGCGCACGCGGTGGAGGCGTCGGCGTCGGCCCACGCGGTGCAGGTGCAGGAAGGGGATCAACGGGCAGTGACGACCGCCGAGCGCGCAGTGGCACTCGCTGCGCTTGCGGCTGTCTTGGTCGAGCAATGCGCCGCTCGCGTGGATGCGCAGGTCGACGCCCGGACAGCGGCGCACCTTGCCGCCCTCACGGTTGAATCACGTGAGCGGCTGCGCATGTTGCAGGAGCGCGCGACAACGACGGCAGCGGTGGCCGCGA